GCAGTTGAACTAAAAAAGGCACACTTAGCTCAGTAGTGGATGTAAAGTAAGTTTTCTCCCTTATGCCCATCCTTCAGAGGGATGAATATAAGCGAGCACGCTTTTCTTCTTAACACATCGACGTTACATTTTATTTTTATAACGTAACACACAAATAATCAATATATTACGGGTGATGGACTGATTATTCATTTGCAATACCCCAACCATCTAATGGGTATTGCCAGGGTGGTGTAAGCTTACGCTTACGCCAGTTGCCCATGTTGGAATAATTCCATGGGCGGGATGGATATAAATCCGGAAAAGTTGCAATCATCGGCACCTGCGCGCCATACATCTAGATTAAAACTAGGTGTCTGATCAAGTTGTGTTCCTACAGAAGCTGATGGATACACATATACGAAAGCCTTACTGGCTTCATCTTTATTAGATGAGACATAAGGCGAAGAAGTATTACATTGATGCACAACATTATTTCTAGAATGTTGACGGAGCCATTGAGGTATTTGCACTTCAATAGCCCTATCTCTATTAGCTTGGATAATAGCAAAATTTCCATAATTGGTATTTTGTAAAGCACCGTCCCACACGTTAGGTTGAGGCAACGATGCTGCGAAAGGTCCTATACCTATAGCCAAAACGCTACGCATCTGATTAATGGTAGCATTTGACGATCCTAGGATAACATAAAAATTCTGACCTATAGAATCCTCAATAAGTTGCGAATTATTAAAAGCTAATCCACTACTAGGTCTCATTTTAAGTCTAACAGAACCTCTAGAGTACAGGTAGATAGATGACATTTCAGAGTATAGATCTGGCAACAGATCATCGACTGCGGTACCATCCCTAACGCTTGCAAAGGGAACAACACAGTGTACTTTACCCCAATTAAATGGGCGATAAGTTGCACCGTAAGTTCCTTGTGCATCGTCAGCGTAGGCCACGGGTTCATATCTTTTTAACATAGCACGCATGTTAGTGATCTTCTCACCAATAGACAACACCGCGGTATCATGCTGTTCCACATCTATAATTTCGTCTCCCATTACCATAGAATTTGATTGTACCTCTAAGATAGCTGGTGTTTGTCTCTTGATAAGATTTCTGCCAGCAAACTCTACGTCTTCACACATAGCATGTTCTACGATTAAAGTGACTGACGAACTGACAGTAGCAGGAGCTACTAGGGGGTCTATAACTCTAACTTCCAAACGACCATAATGGGTAACTCCATTACGGAAGGTACCTAAGTAAGGGTTATGAGAGATAAATGGGAATTCAAGAGTGAACTCAGATATATCTCTTATATCAACTATCTGTCTGTGTAAGAAAGGAGAAACAGTATCAAGCATCGCTGCCGATACATAATCACGGGCTTCTGGATTAAAGTCAAACGACAAACGCCCAGAGTGGAAATCAGTCTTAACAACTTTGAACTTCAATCTCACTGAGCCTCTGTACATTTCAAACCTTGAACCTACCCATTGTGCTGGAGTCAAATCAGTCAAAATAGTAGCTCCCTGAACATGAGTCAAAGGACCACCACCAGGATATAAACCCACTAAAATAGTATTCAGTAAAGTTTCTTCTCCATCCGTGTCTGACCAATTAAATTGGCGCTGATAAGCAAAGCGAGATGCTATGTGAGATATATGTAGTTCATCAGCGTTGTCCATTGATTCTCCTGGAAGAGCTTGCACTGAATTTTTGACTGAATGAGACAAGGGAAATGTTTTATCAACTTTGTCTACATTAGTGGCATAAGAAAACATGGTTGTTTCTACTCTATATTGCTTATCCAAGTTAGCGGGTGACGACCAACCAAAAACATTTGCAGTCTTAGCGATTAAATCTGAAGCCCATTCTACTGGTTTAACATAAGACGAAATGATTGGTACATTGGACAATATACCCGCCGCTTTCTTAATCTTAATTGCAGTAGATTCGATAGGTCCCGCGCTTTTAGATTTAGCCTCCTTTTGTGAATTACTTTGTCGCTCCAATGGTAGAGCTTGTCCCACTAATTCAACATCCTCAAAGTGACCCCACAAAGTAAATTTAGCGGTTGTAGATCCCGATCCTGTTTTTAAGGACACATATGGGAATATCTGAAATATTCCCCACTTGGATGAGGTTACTGCTGTATTATACTGTAATGGGTACAAGTCGTGAGATGAATTGAATGGAATACGTAATTCAACAGAGGTTTGTTTATTTATGTCGATTTCTACATGTGGACATTGCGTTCTCGACGTTAAAGTAGCTGCATGTGAATTGAACCATTCAAATGCTTTAGTGTCATTCACGGTACCTCCACAAGGCACATATACCAACATATATCTGCCTTGTTGGAAACGCTGCGCGTTAACCTGTAAAGTTAATACCATAGTGGCTCTAAAACCATAGTAGCCCTGGAGTTTAGGCCAGCAAATTTCATTGTTAATAAGATCATAAGGAGCCCTGTACTGAGTAGGAAACGAAGTTACACTATCTCCTATAGTAAATTGACCCGTAGTGATTTCTACGGGCTTTGCCAAAAATCGAGTAACAGTGTGATCCGTTACTGCTGAACTTCGTGAGAAGTAAACATTGTTAATTTGTTCTTCATTTTCTGGGCTCTCAGTTGCCGTAGGCATATCATTAAGAAAGCCTGTGGTGGAAACATTTTTCGTTTCAGTATTCATATTCTCTAATTCGTTAACTTCTGTCATATTATTCATTGAATTTAAAAGTGGTAGTACTCTACCAACGAGACGTTTTATTCAAGTGGACCCCTACCACCGGTCTTCTGTGTCTAGGATTGTCCTAATCCATGATTGTTGAGATCTACAAGACTATCTTTTATATCCAGGGTCGCATAATTACTCCATGTAATACGAAGCCACTACGGTGTGACCAGCCTAAGCTGAAATATAGGTAGTAATAGTTACTACTCGAGGTTTCACTCACTTTCCTATATTTCTCTGTAAAATTACATTTATATAAAATTGCTCGCCTTTGGTTTTAAATATTTTAAAATGTTTTTGTGTTTTTATTATTATATAAAGGGTATATATACGGGTATACTATAGTTCCTTAGAGAACATACTGGGAAAAGAAAGGCGTGTTACGTACTTCTTTATCCCATTCTCTCCAAGGTCTTAGTTTACCAGCAGGATATACGTTGAAGTCAGGAAACTTTGCTAAGATTTGTCTCAACCTAGTAGTTTCCTGTGTAAAGATAAATTCTCCATGTTGAGATGCCTCTCGATAAAAGAATGTAATATTGTCAATTAAGATTTGATGATAGAGATAACCCTTTTTGGTCCAGCACATAGTGTTCCATAATGTTTCTAATGCTAAAGGCGCTCTGACAACACCAAACTGATCTCTAACGAATTTCCTCTTGAGAAAAGTCGATCGATTGAGATCTGACCATTCAGAAGTAACTGAAGTCTTATCACCCAGAGTGATAGTAAAACCTAATTCGGCCACTGCATTAGCAATGTGCATAGGAGTGAACTGTTCAGCTAATTCGTGATGGACAGCAACAACGTTATCGTCTCCTTGTACTATGTCTATCATATAATCATTATAATTAAGGTGTTCAAAATTACGATAAAAGGCATATCTTAACAGTACCTTGTTAGTTAAGCAATTGACCAAAAGAGTCAAATAACTTCCTGAAGGAAGCGAACTTCCCATCTGTATTAGTGAGTTGTCCCTAATATACCAAAAATCAGAAATCTCTTCAAATAGTATAGCCCTAATATGATTATGCTGACCCATACCATGATGGGTATACCAGCTGTTTATTATCCACAAAATTTCATTTAATAATTCAGGACTGTTGGAACCATCAAAATGCGAGTAATCAAAATCTCTACATATTGTTGAATCCCACGATAAAGCATGACCCGACAATCTACGAGTTATATCCTTCCAATCAGTAGAATGAGGATTAATCGACATAGCAGTACCCTTAGCTACGCAGTCAGTTTGCATGAACACGACAAATTCTCCAAAATAAGCTTTCTTAAGTACACATAGATCTAAAGGAGTTCCAAAGAATACTCTTCCCCCTCCTTCTTTAGCCTTTTCGATGCCTATCGTTTGGTCTTTGAGGTTAGAAGTGTACACAAAGTAAGGTCTAACGCCAGCACCTAACTTTTCTTCTAATTCATTAAGGTGTTGTAGTAATTTTTCAAATTTCTCACCGTCCGGTCCCTGTTCCTTAATAGTCTTTTTGATATCTTTATCAGTGAACTTATAAGGATAACCACTCGAGGTAGAAGTAGGAATAGCTTTCATATAAGGATTAAGAGGATCACCAAAGAAAGCTATCTCAAAAGGAACTTTGCTACCATAATGAGGTATATATTCGAATGACGTCAAGTCGTCAGCCACATCGGTTCTAGCTTTAAGTAAACTTTCTGTGTTTATATTTTTAGGGTAAGGCTTATATTTGGCTAGACAAATATCCATCGGATCAATGTTCCGTTCATAGTCTGGATATAATCTGGCAGGCATCTTGACCAAGGGTATTTCATTCTGTTTAGCAAAAGGTGATTTAACTATTTTTGAATACCCGTAAGGACTGTGATTAAATTGGGACGTTAACGTATTACCTTGGCATTCTATTTCCTCACTAGGAGGATTTAATTCTTCAAGGGCTTCCATTATATCTTCTTTAGTCAATATATATGCAGCTGCAGTTCTATCCGCGTGACCTTTACTGGTTCCCGCTTCATGCATACCACATATAACTCCTTTTCCCACATTAGGATTCATAAGATAAATCATACTTCCACAGTCACCTTTGCCTGTATCAACATTGTACTTGATCATCTTGTCTACTGTCTTGTTCGCATAATGAAGTTTTCCTATGTATGCTGAACCCGACATCATGATCTGCTCCGTTTGTGGAAACAGTGCAATTTGAAACTTAGAGGTTAACTTATTAAGCGCATCGCGACTAACAAAACTTTCTAACTGATTCTTTCTAGTCTTTTTAAAGATATCACTTTGAACAATTACTAATTCCAGTGTCTCGGTTTCTACAGCACTACACTTATCAACAAGATGTTCCATGCCAACAACGACGTTGGTTTCCCCATCGTCGATAACAAATTGAGCTTTAGGATAGCTCAATATGTCATCATAGAAATGTAACGGGAGCAGTAATGTATTAGTATCTATAAAGAAAACCTTACCCAAAATCGTTTGCCCGGAATCAGTCTTAATGGACATAACAGCCGAAGATCGTTCTATCTTTCGTAGCATAGGAATTACGGAAGAACTTTGTCTCTGAGCCGCCGCTTCTTTAATAGCATTTCGAAGCGACAACTTAGTGTTCTTGACTGTGCTTTCTTTATTTACGAAATAAGACTGTTCAGAAGCCTTGGAAGGCATTACTAGACCATAAGCATACTTGATTATGGGAATAGCTAGGACGCTAATACCCGTTAAAGTCGCAGCTATGGTTAGAAAATTGTGGACACCTTCACGTGTGATATTCATCCCAAAGGCTTGTGAGATCCTACTGGCTATACTGTCTTCAATACCCTGCACAACTGTTAAAGTGTGTTCGCGCGTACTGTTAAAATATTGTAGAACCTTTTTGTTAGTACGCTTGACAGCAAGCTTCCAATCACTCAAGAGAGCATACTCTTGGAAACCTCTATAGTGCACCATGTCTTCAATCGTAGGTTTATCCAACCTAAAGATATCATAAAACTTGACGCGATCTTGCATCCAGATGCTCATCAACAAAGACATTTCTGTCAAGTAATAACCCCTTTGAGTACGTGAAGTATTTTTACATATCAGTTTTAACAATGAACTATTAGGTCTACCAAACAAGTTTTGCGCTATTTGGTATTCAATCATAAAGATTTCCGTTCTTTTCTCACCAAAGTGAATCGTGAGAAATTGCTTGTCATTATAAGTTAAACTGTTAAGAGGCGCCATAATCAAGGGATGTGATTTCTTAAGTAAATCCAGTGCAGCACTATACTCCAAATCTGCCATATCAGGGTAAAAATCACACTGAAATCTCTGATCGTCAAATATCTTTTCGCCGTTCACAATTGGAGGTATCATCTGTTTGAATTCGGGAATTTCTCTAACATTAAGTTTACCGTTAGATTCTTTCTCGAGATTGAGAGCCTCCATAATAATATGATCGTCATCATCAACGTTCAAATGTAAAGAACCAGACTGTTTGGTGCATGTATCATTCTTCTGCGCCAACATAGCGTCCATCTTAGATTCGACCTCTGCTAACTGTTCGGCGAGAAGTTTTTCTCCAGTTGCATCAGAAATTGTGGCCCCTACTAATTCGTCTTGCACTCTTTTAAAGACTTTGTAATGCATTTGCTTAATCTTATACTGTGAAACACAAGTTGTAAGCAAACCGCTTAAATCAGTGGGTTGCGATGTACCACTACGAATCTTAATTGCAAAGGTATAATTAGCAGGATCCATAAGTTCTATACCCGTTTCATTGACCGGACCACTCTTATCAGTACACTGAATGGACACGTAGATGTCTATTCTTCTTTTAAGAGCTTGCTCACTCAGGAGTGATTCAGCGTTTTGCCATCCTGAGTTGGCTGTCAATAGAACAAATTCAGATGAAAAATAAACTTTGCCCTTATCCTCATTATTATTCATATTAAGGGGAAAAGGTATAGTATTATACATATTAATTAAATCTCCTTTCTCTCTAGGATCACCTAATGAATCACGAATCTGACCGAAATCATCCATACATGTGATAAACTGATTTTTGTATTCAGACCAGAAATCACCTGCAGGTTTACTATATATTTCGGAAGAAGGGTCTTCTAGGTGAGGTTTGAAATGTCTTACTAAGGCTTCACTAAGATGCCTGAGCCAAACCGTCTTTTTAGTACCCGGGGCTCCTTGAATCATAACAACGACAGGTTCTTGACGGGATCCCCCATATGAATATCTAACATCGAGTAATTCTTTCTTAATATCTAAGAGCATTCTCCAGTTAGAATCCAATATCTTCCGGTCTCCAATCTTTTTACATTCATTGAGGTAAACTGTGGTCTGATCTATAAGTCTTTGTACTGTTTTAGCCTCAGAAAACGAATGTTCAAGGTTGTCGTTGACATAAGCTTGCATAATTCTATCGAACTCCTGCGTGTATGAAGTTGACATTAAACCTGTCTCTGTAAATATAGGTACTTTGAAGAAAGTTACCCAAATAGAGTTAATAAAACTCTTAATTATTGAGAGAACATTCTCGAGGAATTCTGGTAAATCCTTAGTCAGTCTTATACAATCTAAGATTCTGCGAGGTAAGGAAGACCAATTCAATGAAGTCAAAAACGTTGTGAAGGCTTTGGCAACTCCAACAAAATCGTCGGTAAAAGATTGTTTTTCAACATCAGCAGTCTCTTTATTGTCATTATGAAATAGATGTGTTAACGACATAACTCCTGTAGCAAAAACGAAAGTTTTGCACTCTTTGGAAGTACCATAATAAGCAGTTAAAGCTCCGGAGGCAGCCAATAGTACCAAGTTAACCTTGGACCTATCTTTATAATAAGTGTAAAGACACCAAGTTGTAATTGAACAACATACTACGTCCTTAGCAATCGTAGAGAATTCTTTAACATCATTTATTCCTTTACTGACGTTACTAGTTACAGCATCCATCCGATTCATAGCTTCATTGATAACCGCCGTCATAGATTCAATATTTCGATTTAGAGCAGGTAATTCTTGAGAATTGATTCCCATAACTCCTATTGAATCTAATAGATCCGAGTAATGATGCTTGTTTGGAAGACGATCAATAAGTTGAAAGAACTTCTTCTTATCTTCCTCATTAGGCATCTTACTGCTAAAATCATCTATGGATTCCGCTAGATTTTGCATATCATTAGAATAATTAGCAAATCCGAGCATCTGCCTCTCCACAATGGGTTTATGGACCAACAAAGCTTCTTGCGAGGCATAATTCTCATGTAAAATTCTCAACCATCCAGGGTACAACATTTCTAAAGTTCCATGTTCTAATGAGTTCGAAACTATAAAATAAGTGTCCTGTATTTTTACTATTTCTGATCCACTTAACCGATCATAATTTAGTAGGATAAGAAATTGGTTGATAATTGATACAATATCGACTATAGGCATGACTGAGATACATAATTCATAAACAAAGATAGCGTTAAGAATAAACGCTCTTGATTCACGCCTGTTAAACAGCTTAAAAGCTGCATAATAATTTTTGATTGCTCTTTTAAAAAGAGCCTTGCTGTTCTTATTGTTATGTTTTAGTGAAATAGCATTATTGTGAACCATGTAAAAGAATTGGTTCAGTGTAAAAGTACGTAAATCTACTTGCAGTACAGTAATAGATTTTCCATTCATTTGAGTCATAATCGTTGAGTTCGCTAAATCGTTATTCATATTTTTCATTAATTTTTGGGGTGCCCGCTCGGGCAACGAGCCAAGCTCTTTTAACGAGTAGCTTGCCATAAAGTCTCGCCTCCTTAGTGGCACCTGGAGGGGGCGGATGTCTAGTCCTATTCTATTCAATTAGAATGCCTGTCTTTTTAAAGCGCAAAATTATGTTCGTATATAAGCGCAACATGACGGAAATATTAAGCTAAATATCCGCTTGCGCGTTCTGATAGGTAGTAATTCTTACTAATCGAGTGTTCAGTCACTTGCCTACCATAGTCCTATAACCATGTATATAACTTATACAGAGGAATCATCATTTTACTTTTTCTATATTTTACGAATTTTTATATTGTTTTTATATTTTATTAAATTTTAAAAAGAAAAAGATTGAGATATAATCTCAAGTGATTAATTGTGAGTTAATCATAAAAATAAAATTGTTTGGAAACATTAAGTATTTAAGCTTAGGACCAATGAAGACGGTAATCACAGTCTCCCTCTAAATCTCACAGTACGTCTGACGGCGTAAAGCGCTAGATAGACCAGAGCTGTCTACGTCTAAACCTCCCACATAAATCACACGTGTTCTATGCAGGCTGAATAAATATAATCCTATTCGAGGATATTACGTCCTCGAGTGTGCCTTCGCTTGCAAATGCCCCCGCTTCCATAGGG